GGCGCCGTGCGCGCAAAAAAACGTTAGTAAATCGGTACTATTTGGCCTGCCGCTGAAAAGCCTTGTGAGCACTGGTGAGTCGACGTGAGCTCTGGTGAACATGCCGGTTTGACAGCCCCAGGGCGCTGGGCGCTTGTATGCCTTAACCTCTGAGCGACAGGCATAAACCCGTGAACATCACGAAGGCAAAAAATATTGAGCTGCTACCGCTGGACGCTCTGACGCCTTACGACAAAAACGCCCGCCTACATACCCGCTCGCAGATTGAAAAAATTGCCAAGTCCATCGCGGCTTTTGGCTTCAATAACCCGATCCTGATCGACTCAGATCAGGGCATCATCGCCGGGCATGGTCGCCTTGAGGCCGCCAAGTTTTTGGGGCTGGAAAGCGTCCCAGTGATCCGCCTGGATCACCTGAGCGACAAGGAAAGGCAGGCCTATATTTTGGCCGATAACAGACTCGCCGATCTGTCCCAATGGGACGAGGAGCTGCTAGGGCAAGAGGTGGCCGCGTTGCAAGAGGCTGAGCTCGACCTTGAGGCTATGGGCTGGACAGAGGACGAACTAGAGGCATTGATCGCCGGCCTGGACGACATCGAGCCAACAGATGAGGCGCTCTCATCGATCGCAGATGAGTCCGAACCTGAGACAAAATCCTTTCGTTTTGAGTTTGACGTGACGGATCACGCCGAGCTCTCGGAGATGCTCGACACGTTGCGCCGTCGCTACAAGCTGGAAGACGCCGCCGAAACTTTTGAGCATCTGGTCAGGGGAGCCCACGGCTGATGGCTGGCGTTTCCCTGAGGGAGTACGCGCGGATGCGTGGGGTCGACAAGGAATCTGTCCGGCTTGCTGTTCATGACGGCCGCCTGGTCAAATCGGTCACGCGCAACGGGCGGAACTATTCGATCGACCCTGAGCTGGCTGATGAGGAATGGAAGGCCAACACGAACCCCGCCAAACAGCGCGAGACAAAAAACAAACCCGCGCCACCCTCGATGGCGCAAGCGCGAGCTGTGCGGGAAATGTACGCGGCCCGGCTGACGCAGCTGGAATATGAGGAACGCTCGGGACTGCTTTGCAAGGTTGAGGATGTGAAACTGACCGCGTTCAAATCTGCGCGATTGACACGCGATGCAATGCTCAACATTCCTGCGCGCGTGGTCAATGAAATTACCGCGCTGATTGGAGGGCTTGAGGCTGCGAAAAGCCATGAGATTCTTTTGATACTGCAGAGAGAAATTCACAGCGCGCTCTCGATGGAGGCTGACAACGATGGCCCTATGTGATGGCGCCGCTGTTTTTAAAAAAGGTTTTTCGGACGGGTTAAGGCCCGACCCGGTTCTGACTGTTACGGAATGGGCGGACCGTCATAGGTTCCTGTCCCAGCGCGCGTCAGCCGAACCCGGTAGGTTCCAATCTTCGCGCACCCCATACCTGCGCGAGATCATGGACAAGCTTTCTTCGAACGATCCCACCAAGCGGGTGGTTTTTATGAAGGGCGCTCAGGTGGGCGGTACTGAGGCCGGCAATAACTGGATTGGCTACAGCATCGACGCAAGCCCTGGCCCGTTTCTTAGCGTTGCGCCGACCCTAGAAATGGCAAAGCGCAACAGCCGCACGCGGATGGATCCGATGATTGAGGAATCCCCCCGGCTGCGCGATCGTGTCCGCGATCCGAAAGCGCGAGACAGTGGCAACTCAATGCTCCAGAAGGTTTATCCCGGTGGTGTGCTTGTACTAGCGGGAGCCAATAGCGCCAGCGGTTTGCGATCGATGCCGGCGCGTTATCTGTTCGCCGATGAGCTGGACGCCTGGCCGGAAAACTTAGACGGAGAGGGCAGCGCCCTAGACCTAGCTGAGGCCCGGACTCGAACATTCAACCGCCGAAAAATTTTTATCGTGAGCACGCCGACGCTTGCGGGACGCTCTGCGATTGAGCGCGAATTTTTAGCTGGCTCGATGAAATACTTTCATGTTCCTTGTGTTCACTGCGGAACGTTCCAGCGGTTGATCTGGTCGCAGCTGAAGTGGACAGACGACGACCCCGACACGGTCCGATATGTCTGCGAGCATTGCGGCGGGCATCTGCAGGAACACAACAAACCCAAGATGTTGGAAGCCGGCGAATGGGTGAGCACGAACCCGGACGGCAACGGAACGGAGAGCTACCACATCAGCACGCTTTACAGCCCTCTGGGCTGGTACAGCTGGAAAGAATGCGTGATGAGCTACCAGCGCGCGCGAAAGAATGACAACGCCCTAAAGGTCTGGACAAACACGATCCTGGGCGAAACCTGGGCAGAGCAAGGCGAGGCCCCAGACTGGCAAGATCTTTACAACAGGCGCGAGCAATACCCGATCGGACAAGTCCCTGAGCGGGCTTGCGTGCTCACGATGGGCGTGGACGTTCAGCAGGATTATCTAGCTTTCGAGGTGGTGGCCTGGGGGCCAGGGCTTGAGAGCTGGTCAATCGATCACGGCAACATTCCAGGCGACACAGCCGCCGATGAGGTTTGGCAAGAGCTAACCAAAAAGATCGCGTCGATTTATCCGACAGCGGACGGCTTCAAGATGGGCATTCGCATGGTCGCAGTGGACACGGGCTACCGAACGCAAGACGTTTACCGCTGGGTGAAATCACAACCCCCGACCCGCGTGCTGGCTATTAAAGGCCGCGACGCCCAGGCGGTGATTGTGGGACAACCAAGCACGGCAGAGATTGGGCAAAAGGGCCGCAAGATTAAGTCAGGCCTTAAGGTCTGGCCGATCGGGGTGAGTGTCGCAAAATCTGAGCTATATGGCTGGCTGAGGCGCAAAGCCCGCGCCGACGCTGACGACCTCCCCCATGGGTGGCTGCATTTTCCTCAATACGATGAGGAGTATTTCAAGCAACTCACAGCGGAAACGCTGACGCAGAAAACGGTCAGGGGTTACCCCCGTTATGTCTGGGAAAAAACGCGCGATCGAAACGAGATGCTCGACGTGCGGATCTATGCGCGAGCCTGTGCCCAGATGCTGGGGTGTGATCGGTTCGACGCCGCGCGGTGGAAAATCGAGCGGCAGAATGGACTAACCGCAGACAGCGGGCAGCCGCTGAACCCTGAGCCTAAAAAGCTAGAACGCCGGGCGGGCAAATTTTTATGAGGGTCGACGCTACGATGACAAAACGGGACGCCGTTAAATGAGTTTATTTTCTCAGGCAGGATTGGACGCGATAGAGGAAGCCATCGGCGGTGGTTTTCTTGAGGTCGAATATGACAACAAAAAAATCCGATATAGAACGCTCGACGAATTGCTGCGCGTAAGAAATTTAATTCGCCAGCGATTGGGCGAAACTGTGGCCGCACCGGCCCGCGTTCAGTTCAAATTTTCCCGTGATGTTTCAGACGTGGAGGGAGCATGAGCCAGGCCAACGCACTCGATAACGTAATCAGTTTTTTCAATCCTGAGGCAGGAGCAAAGCGGGCGCGTGCCCGGCTGACGCTGGATCAGGCCCGGCGCTATGAAGGCGCAGCGGGTGGCCGTAGAAATGAAAACTGGCGCACGCCGAGCACTTCTGCAGATGCGGCACTAGGCCCAAGCCTGGAGCGGCTCAGAAATCGTTCGCGAGATCTGACGCGAAACAATCCCTTTGCAGCGCGAGCCGTCCAGGTCTTGGTCAACAATACCGTTGGCGGCGGTGTGCTGGGCCAGGTGAACAGCCGCAGTCGCAGCCGCGCGCAGCGCTGGAACCAAGCATGGGAAGACTGGGCGCGAAAGCCTGAGAACTGCGACCACGACGGCCGCTCTGATTTCTGGGGATTGCAGGCGCTTGTCTTCCGAACTGTCGTAGAGGCCGGCGAATGTTTGATCAGAAAGCGGATCGATCCGACCTCAGATTTTCCCCTAAAGCTGCAAGTTTTAGAGCCTGATTTTTTAGACGATGCGCGAGCTGATGGGCTGACACAAGACGGCGGATATATTCGCCAGGGCATTGAGTACAACTCAAGAGATCAGCGGGTGGCCTACCACTTGCACCGGCAACACCCAGGCGATCGGGTTCTCTCAATTCACAAGTATGAAACCGTTCGGGTTCCAGCTGAGGAGATCATCGCGGTTTATCGTCGCGACCGTCCAGGGCAAGGCCGAGGAGTTCCCTGGGGCGCGTCTGTTATTTCAAGGCTGAGAGATTTTGACGATTTTTCAGACGCGCAGCTGCTAAAGCAAAAGATCTCAGCGTGTTTCACCGGGTTCGTGATCGACAGCGAAAGCCAAGACACAGGCGGGGCGCCACCACTGGCTGAGTCCCTGGAGCCTGGCAGCATCGAGATCCTGCCCGCTGGTAAAGATGTACGTTTTGCGTCACCGCCAAGCGTGGGCGAGTTTGACAGTTTTAGCCGGGCCATGCTTCTGCAGATTGCTGCAGGCTATGGCGTGACTTATGAGGCGCTGACCTCAGACCTAAGTAATGCAAACTATTCGGCGGCCCGTATGGGTCACCTTGAGTTTTCG